AAACATCTGTGCGGCTGAACTTATCCACGATGAAAAATCAGGCATTTGGATTTGTGGTAACGACCACTGCTGAGATGATAACCACTGTTTTGCAGATGCAAACTCTTGAGCAATCGCAGTTAATATACCAAATCCTCCAAACGCTAAGGTGGGAACTGCCCAAGTCTGAGATGAGAGCCAAGATTTTGCAGAACTAAATTCAGCCATTATCGCAGTTAATATACCAAATCCTCCGAGAGTCAATGCCGGCACAGTCCAAGTCTGAGATGAGAGCCAAGATTTTGCCTCATTAAACGCAACTGATAAATCAGGAACTAAACTCGGCACTTGAAAACCATTCGGAAATGGATTTAGATTAGGTAATTTTTCAGGTATTTTTAACAGATTTTGACCAAACGCAAGAGCCGCCGCACCCGCCAAAGATAACACGGGTACAAAATCCATACACGCTCTAAGGTCTGTTCTCGTTCTTTTGGTTTGTTCTTCTAATGACCTATTCTTTTGACCGAAAGCAGTTGTTACTCCACCGGTAGCACTCCTTAATTGCCATAACCAACTAACGAGTCTGCTTATACCGGTAATTTCTCCAAGCCATTTAATACCTTTTATCGCCAAGGCGAGTATTGTGATTTTACCGGCGATTTCACCGATTTTACGAGCAGTTTCGGGATTGTTTTTAAGCCAATCACCTAATCCGGTTAAGAATGGCATTAAATATGTATCACTAAACCCTGAAATAGCATCCCAAAAACCGCTAAATACATTTGCAAAACCCTCAAATAAAGGTATAAGTGGTTCTAAGTTTTCTATCCATTTATCAGCCAATTCTTGTGCCTCATTCGATGTACCTTTTCCAATAAAATCGTAGTCATATTGACTCAAATCCAAGCCTAATGTAGGGTCATAATTATTAAGAGCAGAAGATGTATCGGACTCTGATAATATATTCAACTCATCGAAACCAAGCGTTTCTTTTTTCAGTTTCTTTACACTTTCGGTTGCATTATCCACCTCATCCGAAAAGTCACCAAAATTATCTTGAGGTAGAGTTGACTCATAATCAATATCCGGTAATTCATATCCCATAAGAGATGCTAACGCATTTGCGGCAGTTCTTACAACAATAGCAAACGCCTGAACATAAGGAATTGCATCAACTACTAAAACACTAACGATATTACCTAAACTCCTACGAGTCATTTCTAACTGTGCTTGTAAAATACGCAACGAGTTAGCCGGAGTAATGATTGTTCGTGCCAAATCACCTTGAACATTTTTTGTTCTTTCCATTATAGTTACATAACGGAGAGTTGCTTTTTGTGCCTCGGTCATTTTTGAGGTTGCCAAGTCTATACCGTGAGCCAATGCAGTTTCTCTTAACTGAGCAACCGAAACATTGATACCCCAAACTTTCAAACCCTTTATCTGACCGGACATACCACTCTGTAATTTTTGGAAAGCAGTTTGAACATCTACATTCCACAATGAAGATAAATCGTAAGCCAACTGAGTTAAATTTTTGCTCATCATATTAGCAGAGTCAGATGCGATACCATATCCCTCAACCAACTGATTAAAACCACCTTGGTATTCCATCCACTCTTTTATGTCGATACCCATAACACTCTGAACACGCTCAGCGTATTCTTTTGCCGCCTCTGCACCATCACCCATAGCAATGTTAAATAAGTTAAGAGCCTCGACATACTCATTTGAACTCCTGAACCAACTTGCGGCACTATCGAACAAACGATTTAGTCTGTTATACAATCTCGTACTCGTGCTATGGAGGGTTGAAAATCTTGTGTTCATTTTACTAAATCCCGATGAACCACCGTTAGTGATGCCTTTAATTCGATTTAAGGTCTTATTTAATTTATCTATACCACTCGTAACATTGTCAGCGTTAGTTGAAAATTCAATATAAATCGTATCTACTGCACCATTACTCATTTCATCCCCTCCTTGTTAGCAGATTTCATTTTTTCGTTGAACGCCATAGCAAAAGCACCCATTTTTGCTTTTATGCGTTCATATTTCAACTTTTCTTGTTTTTCTCTCTTTTGTCTTATATCTTGAGATGTTATCGCATAAGGTTCTGTCGGGTACGAGTGAGGCTTAGTTCCTTTTTTAGCAAAAGCATTTAATATTGGAGAAACATCACACAATGCCTCGTATATATACATACCTTGCAACCACGCCATCTCGTTATCTCGTTTTTGTTTTAACCTATGTGCTTTACGATAATATTCAACTAAACAACAATCCTCGTTCCAATATTGGTCGTAAGTCATACCGATTGATAAATAGAACGGTAAGTGAGAATAAAATTGTTCTGTATAAGACAAAGAGGGAGGTGGGTCTTTGTCTGACTCATCTCCCTCAAAGGGATTTGAGCCACTTACCAACTCGCTCCCCATTCCAAGTTTCCCTCGGTTTCATCCGGTTCATCCATCATAGCGATGATAGGTTCGTTATACATTTCAGCAAGTCTATTGACAAGTTCATCCTTGTTTTTCAACTTATCAAAGATACTATTGATAACCTCAGGTTTAACATATCTGTGATTTGCATAAAACGCACCCTGAAACAGTGTAGGGAGCATTGTCATAGGTTTCTCGGTTACCTCTGCAATCTTGAAACCTCTTTTTTCCATAATCTCTACACTCTTTCTTGTAAATTCCAAAGTGTACTCGTTACCCTCGTAATTTAATTTAATCTGTTTAGCCACTTATATAGCCTCCTTATCTCTTATTCACCAACTGCTATCGGTGTCGATGGAGCAATGGTGATTTTCATTTCAACAACCTCGTTGTTACCCGCACCGGCAACATATACAGAAAGTGTACCTTTGAACTCAAATTTACCATCAGAGCCGGTAGGTGTATATGTTGAACCTGACTTTGATGCACCGAACCATACTGCAAACTCATATTCTGTACCGCTCATATCTGCCAAAGTTGTATAATCCTCTTTGGTATAATTTGCAGTAAATTCAAGAGCATCTAATTTCTGAATACCCTCGATAAAGGTTTGCATATAATCGGAAAGCGTAGTCGTTTCGATAAGTTCAGGAGAACCACCGAGGTCGGGGAAATCCTTAATATCTATCAACTTTGAGTAAGTTTCGGAACTTGTCGCTTTACTCATCAAATATACTTTAAAAGTAGAAATTGCCATTTACATTACCTCCTAAATATTTTGAAATCTTTTGAAACAACTCCCGTATATCTGCCTATCATTCTATATATCGTGGAGTTTGACATTGTTTGAGGTTTTGAACTTATCCTACTAAACCCATACTCTGCAAATAATTCATCTATAAATTTATAAATCTTTTTGCACTCTTTCTTTTTAGCATTAGGTTTATTTGAATAGACATTTACCTCATACATTAAAGTAGCGTGGTTTTCTAAACCATCACTATCTTGTGTTTTGCTTAATACTGAGTTATCTGCCTCTACAATAGTTACACAAGGAAAATCGGCGGGAGTCGAAACATCCTCACCATAAACAGTTATATCCGAAAAGTTCCCTCGTAGAGCAGTTGAAAATATATCGAACAATTCACTCTCTATATCAATCATTTTGAGAAAACCTCCTTTGCGATATTGTATATTTCTTTGCGTACATCTGTTGCGGCATTATACATTGCACGAGCGGGAGGATTACCCATAGTTTTGTAAACTCCCTCTCTAATAGGTTGCCCAGCGTTACCTTGTTCACCTACATAAACCCATCCATTTGGATTTGCACCTTTACCCTGACCGTATGTACCGTGTGAAAAACCAAATTCAGGCGAGAGAGGATGTTCGGGATTTATGATACCCGTTCCAAACTCTATAAATAAAACTGCTTGACCACTTGCGTTAATCCTATAACCATTCTTAACTTTGTCTACTGAGATTTCAACATCATTAGTTCCGGCATACATCGCCGCAGTAAAGTCAACTCTTGCTCGTGTTGCACCTATCATAGCAAGTCTTTGTAGCAATTCATCAATCTTTTGTGGTAACTGATTACTGTAGTTTTTCAACCCCATAATAACCTTATCGACATTGCTGACTTTAATGGTAACGCTCACGATACATCCACCTTACTTATTGCATACGCAATACAATTCAACGATTTAGCAACCTTTTTGACAATATAATCAAATATCAAATCCCCATCCTTGTTATAAGTAGGAGGATTATCAACAAACAATATAGAGTTCTCATCTATAGGACAATTCATATCGTCTGTAATAATTACTTTATCGTATTGAATGGATTTACCGAATTGCTCTGCAAAACTCGCTCCTGATGGAGGAGATATACTTGCTTTCATTTTGATAGGTGATGAGAATTTTTTGCTAACCTCGCCCGTTTTATTACCATATTCATCCTTGACATCCCCTTTAGTATCGTATAACGAGTAATAAAAGGTCTGTTTGTTTCTCTCTAATGTTCTCACGCCATCCCTCCTACCATAGGTACGATGCTACTGAGCATTGACTCGGGAATATCTGCATTTTCATACGAACGATTTACCCCGTTTTCACTATGACTCGTTTCGCCCTCGCTACCTCTACGATAATATAGATATTGTGCGATTTCTACGACTTTGAGAGCATACTTGGGTGGAATATGGTTTTTACTGCTATCAAAAGGGTAAAGTTTATCCAAAACTTTTCTCTCAGCGATTTGGAGGTAGATTTCGAGCAAACTATCCTCCGAGTTGTCGCTTGTATCTAAACTAAGCAACCCTTTCAGCATTTCAAGTTTTGACATCGTAATCTACCTCCTATCGTTAAAATTCTTATCGTGTCATAATTCTTGCAATAGCAATCTTCTTGTGAGGGAAGAATTTCTTTGCAGAACCGGATTGACCGTTATCAATGAGTGACCATTTCGTACCATTTTCAAGTTCCTCGGTTGTAGGTGACTTTTTAGCAGTTGTACCTACAAAACTGATACCGTCAGGAGCGATAACAAATCTCTTTCTCGAATAAAGGATTGTTTCACCACCATTTGTAGCGGCATTTCTATCCATTTCGTAAGGAACTTCTGCACCAACATCTTCGAGAGTGATAGCACCCTCACCAAGAACATAAGTTGTGTACTGAACACCCGGAACAACGAAATCGCCCTCTGCGAGAGTTTTTGAACCGAAATAGTTTGTAACTGATTTCAGATTGATTTCACCGTCACCGGCAGTTGCACTATTACCTACGATTTCTAAAGCACCCTCTGTTTCGGATGTTGCATCGTAGTAACCAACAGTTGTAGGCATATTATCATCAACAATGACAATTCTGCCATTAAGGGATGCAAGAGTAAGATTTCTCTCAATGCCCGCTTTATCGGTGTACTTGAGATATTCAAGCAACTGTAAGTTTTCTACATCTGTTGCTACCTTGGAGTGCATAAATGCGATGCTGAACTGAGATTTAGCATCACCACTTGCTTTCTGCAATGCACTGTTAAGGGTTGTTGCACCGAAAGTATTATCTGTTGATTTAACAGAAATGTTTGTGGTATGTTCAGAAACAAAGTCTGCATTTCCCGCACCGGTCATATTGAAAATACCTTTCAGTACAGAAAGCAATCCTTTCTGATATACCTCTGCCCAATAATCGGCAATGCCAAGAGCGACTCTATCCATAAAAGGAACGCCACCGGTAATATCGGAACTGAAATCCTTTTCCTTAAAGCCTTTTGCTCTACCCGTTACAATAAACTGCTGAATATATGTATCAGGTGTAGATGCTGAAATGTTTGTTTCACCATCATAG